GGTAAGAGAGATTCGTGATATACTTGCTACATACCATATTGGTAGACCAAGAAAAGACAATTTAATAACAAACGATATCACCCCAAGCAAGCAAGAGTTGACACGAAGAATGGGCGATGGTATACTTACATATACGAGAACTGAAGATGGACGATTCATTCCAATCTGGTCTGAATCTATTTAACGAAGGGTATGAAATGGAAAACGAAGACACTAAGGTATCTGTTACATTGGGATACACACTTAATCTTGGAAACTTTCAATCGCTAAGACTTGATCTTGGTGTTGTTGATTCACGTAAAAATGGAGAAAATGTAAATCAAGCATTTGAGCGTGTCTATAAGTTTGTAGAAGATAAGTTAACTGAAAAGATTAACGAAGCAAAGTCTGAAATCAACGAGTAATGGCTGAACGCAAAGACCGAATGGCTTTGCTTTCAAGATACAGCAAGTATCATACCGCAAGGTACGAGTCAAAGCCATCACTTAATTTAAACGTAGAGCAGTGGGCCTCTGACGGCCTTGTAGAGTCATACGGATTATCTGGTTGCTACGATATACTTGAGTACTACTTTTCAGTTGCAGAGAATCCATCTTGGAATCACTTTGCATATAATGCAGAAAAAATTTTACAGGCACAAAAAGATAAAAAGCGGGATGATGAAGAGAGAGCGGAGCGTAGAAGAATGGCTAAGGAGTGGCTAAGTGAATAATACAGAGTCTAAACTAATCACGGCAGTTCTTCAAGATAAGCAGATCCACGTTCTACTACAAGCAAATGTAGATAATCTTCTAAGAACCCACGGAGATATCTGGAACTTTATCAGACTATACTTTGAGAACAACAAGTCTTTACCACCTGCAGAACTTGTTACAGAAAAATTTAGAGACTTTGCTCCTATAGCAAATGTTGGAGCAACAAAACATCACCTTGAAGAGTTGCAAGGCGAATATCTAAACGATAGTCTTAAAGATATCTTAAGATCAGCAGCAAGTAATGTTCAGAATAATCAGGGTAATGTTGCATTAAATGATTTAATTACACAAACATCAGAGTTAAAGAAAAACACTTCAGCAATTCGTGATATTGATGTTACTGATCTTGAGTCAGCAGTTGCATACTTTGAGAATCTAAAGATTCAGCAGGCTGCAGGTCACGTTGGTATTAAAACAAATCTTCCAGGATTTGATAACTATCTTCCTTCTGGAATTATGCCAGGGCAGTTAGGAGTCTTTCTAGCATACCCAGGTATAGGAAAGTCGTGGATGGCTCTATACTTTGCTGTACAGGCCTGGAAACAGGGTAAGACACCCCTTGTAATTTCTCTTGAGATGTCGGAAACAGAAGTTCGTAATCGTGTGTTTACTATTATGGGTGAAGGGCTTTGGTCACACCGCAAGTTAAGTAATGGAGATGTTGAATTAGATACACTTAAGGCTTGGCACGAAAGACATCTAAAGGGTAAGCCAGAGTTCCATATTATCTCTAATGATCAAGGCGGAGAAATTAATCCTTCAGTACTTCGTGGAAAGATTGACCAATATAAACCAGACTTTGTAATTGTTGACTACCTACAGTTGATGGCTCCTAATCAGAAGTCAGATAATGAAACGGTACGAATGAAGAACCTTTCAAGAGAACTTAAACTTATGGCTATTGGTGAAGAGGTTCCAATTATTGCTATCTCATCAGCAACACCAGATGATGTTAATGATCTGAGTGGAGTTCCTACCTTGGGTCAAACTGCTTGGTCAAGACAGATTGCATACGATGCGGACTGGGTTATCGCACTTGGAAGAGCATCAAATAGCGATGTTATTGAGTGCGCTTTTAGAAAAAACCGTAATGGATTTATGGGAGACTTTTTAGTACAGGTCGACTTTGATAAAGGATATTATCGATATAAAGATTTTGAGGATAAGTAATATGAGTCAAACTCCTAAACTTGATACAGACTTTGTAACTATATATAAAAACAATTTAGACAGCAAGCACCTGATTGGCTTGATTGAACTTGTTAATAAAGAATCTTATAAATTTAAAATTGTAGAAAGACGGCCTCACCTAACAATGGAACTCCCTGTAGTCCATAATGAAGAAGATAATCACGCTGCTATAGAACTAAGGTCTATATTTAATAATATTCTACACGAATCTCTTATAGACTTTTTAAAAAGAAAAAATATAAAAAGAGTCAAGCAGTCTATGCTAAACAATAACTATATTAGTGTTTCTAAAATGATCGTAGGTACTCCTCAAATGGATGTACACAAAGATCTTAACGAGGATAGTCCGCTAACTGACAGTTTTATAGCAATGCTTTACGTTAATGATAATTTTGATAATGGAGAACTGTACTTCCCAGATAATGATTTTATTTATAAGCCACAGGCTGGGGATATGGTATATTATAAAAGAAGTGTGTCTCACGGTGTCAATGTTGTGACAAGTGGTGAGAGGTATACGATTGGTTGTGGGTTCCTTGGTCCCATTGTGTAGATCGTTTTTTTGGGGTTTTAGAGATAGGATCCTAAGATGTCAGGGTTAATAAAAATTAAGATAGGTAGGTATAATATGGTATGTCGCAAAATAAGGAAAATATGCCTCCTACCTTCTATCATCATAGACCCATTAAAAAGTTCTATCTTGATGGGGTTATACACGATGAGTCAGCCCTTGGCAGACTTAAGGCAGAATACGTTAGACTACTTGAATCAGAAATGCGGCTATCAGGCTATGTTCCAAGGCTTGACATACTGCCAGACTTTACATTAGACTATAATCATAAGAAAAAATATTTTGAGTTTCAACTAACAGTACACGGGACATATACGGGGAGAAAGCAAAGCGAATGGATAGCAGGAATAGACGGAAGCACAGCAATCTATACACAAAAGAACAAATCAAAAGAGTTCTCACAGGAGCAGGTGTAACGATTGAATCTGAGGTAGACTCAGACTACATAATTTTTTGCCCATACCACAATAATAATAGAACCCCAGCAGGAGAAATAGACAAGAATGATGGAACATTCTTTTGCTTTGCTTGCCATCACGTTACTGGTCTTACTGAGTTTGTTATGCATATGTCTAACAGAACCTACTTTGAGGCTGCAAGGTTTATAAAGAGTAAAGAAACAGAAACCAGTATTGAAACAGACATTGACAAGGCTCTATATAAAAAGCCAGAGTTCACAATGTTTGATGAATTAGTTCTTAAGCGTTTACATAACAATCTTATTGAATCAGATAGAGCAAAAAACTATTTTAATTATCGAAAGATAACAAAAGAATCTGCTTCAAAATTTTCTTTAGGCTATTCAGATAAACAGGATATGGTTACAGTTCCAGTTCACAGCCCAGATGGTTTGCCAATTGGCTTTGTTGGAAGATCAATCGAAGGAAAAGAGTTTAAGAATACCCCAGGTCTTCCAAAATCAAAAACACTTTTTAATCTACACAGAGTAAAAACTTCTGGAAAGGTTTATGTGGTAGAGTCATCATTTGATGCTATAAGGCTTGACCAGTGTGGCTTTCCTGCAGTAGCAACACTTGGATCCAATGTGTCAAACATACAAATAGAATTGCTTCAAAAGTACTTTAATGATATAATTGTTATTGCGGATAACGATGAAGCAGGAGGAAATATGAAAACTAAGATAATTGAAAAACTTGGTTCTCGTGTATCCGTTATCAAACTAAATAAAGAATATAAAGATATAGGCGATATGGACGATAAGTCAATTAAAGAACTGGACTTCCAGTTTGACAAATCAATACAGTCTATGCTAAACTAACATAACAACACAAAGGAGAAACACATGGCAATACTAAGAGGAATAAAAGAAATGGGCCCAGTACTAGATGGCCCAAAGGGTGGCGATGGTCCAAAGGTTAAGTGGCTAAAACTTGCCGATGGTCAATCAGTAAAGATTAGGTTCTTAGAAGAACTTGATGAAGATTCAGCAAACTATAACGCAGAGCGTGGACTAGCAATTGTTGTATCAGAACACACAAACCCAAAGGACTACAAGCGTAAGGCTGTAGACACAATGGATACAGAAGGTCGTGACTGGGCTGAAGAAATGCACCGCAAGGATCCAAAGGCTGGCTGGAGAGCACGTCTTCGTTTCTACTGCAACGTTCTTGTAGACGACGGCATTGAAGCACCTTATGTTGCAATCTGGTCAATGGGTATCAGTAAGCAATCATCATTCAACACAATTCGTGAGTATGCACTTGAAACAGGAAGCATCTCAAATGTACAGTGGAAGTTAAAGCGTAATGGTCAGGGTACTGAAACCAATTACACACTTATTCCATCTGCACCAGACAAGGAACCATTCAACTGGGGAGAGATCAAGCCTTACCCACTAGAATCTGCACTACGCAAGGTTCCATACGCAGAACAAGAAGCGTTCTATTTGGGCTTTGACGGCCCATCTGCCACTTCAGCAACTAACGCTGATTGGTAATATGAACTACGTCGGCTTACATGTCCATACCCATTTTAGTTTATTTGATGGGATTGCTACTCCAGAAGAATACGTGAACCGTGCAGTTGAGTTAGGGATGCCTGCAATAGCCATCACTGACCACGGTACTTTATCTGGGCATAGGGAACTGCACCGTATTGCAAAAGCAAAGGGCATCAAGCCAATTCTAGGTCTAGAAGGATACATGTGTGCAGACATATCTGATACACGAGATAAGTCTGAAAGAGAAGGTCAACAAGATCTTGTCTACAATCACATTATCCTTCTAGCCAAGAATCAAATTGGTTTGGAAAACCTAAACAAGATTAGTGAACTATCTTGGACAGATGGTTTCTTTAAGAAGCCAAGATTTGATTTTACTATTTTAGAAAAGTATAAAGAAGGTATTATCGTTACATCTGCTTGTCCAAGCAGTGTACTTGTAAAAGCATTAGAAGAAGAAGAGTTTGCTCTTGCTAAGAAGTATATATCTTGGTTTAAGGAACGCTTCAGAGATGACTATTACATTGAAGTTATGCCACACAACGAAGCACACATCAATAAGTACCTTATTGAACTTGCAGATGAATTTAGTATTAAGGTTGTTGTAACACCAGACTGCCATCACGTTGATCCATCACAAAAAGAAGTTCAAGAGTTTAAGTTACTTATGAACACACACGGCAAGTTTGTAAAAGATGCAACATATGAAAAGTCAAAAAAGAAGGCAACCATGATGGAGCGCCTTGACTATCTTTACGGCGAAGATCGCCAGATAACATTTAATAAGTTTGACATTCACCTATTGTCTTACGAAGAGATTAAAGCAGCGATGGAATCGCAGGGGATAGATAGACCTGACATATACTCAAACACACTCCTATTAGCAGATACAGTAGGAGACTATGGCATTCAAGAAGGTCTAAACCTTTTACCAGTACAGTATAAAAGCCCTGACAAGGAACTTGCTAAGGTTGCACTAGAAGGTTTGGTAGAGAGAGGTTTGTCAGAAAATCAGGAGTATCTTGATAGACTTGAAGAAGAGTTGCAAATTATTAAAGATAAGAAGTTTGCTCCTTACTTCCTTGTTGTGAGTAATATGATTAACTGGGCAAAGAAAGAAGAGATTATGGTTGGTCCAGGCCGTGGTTCATCTGCTGGTTCTCTTGTTTGCTATGCATTAAAGATTACAGACATCGATCCAATTGAGCATAGCCTTTTGTTCTTCCGCTTTATTAACCCAGAGCGCAATGACTTTCCAGATATCGATACAGATATTCAGGATACTCGTCGTGAAGAAGTTAAAGACTATTTAGTTAGACAGTATCGACACGTTGCATCTATTGCTACATTCCTTGAGTTTACTGGTAAGGGAATTGTTAGAGATGTTTCAAGAGTACTAAACATTCCGCTATCAGATGTGAATAAGGTTTTAAAAACTGTAGACTCGTGGGATGACTTCTGTAGTTCAAAGTCAACCAGAGAGTTCCGTGAGAAGTATCCAGAAGTAGAAGTATACGGAGAACAACTTCGTGGTCGCATTCGTGGTACAGGTATTCACGCAGCAGGTGTAGTAACAAGCAAGGAACCAATTTTTAGATACGCACCACTTGAAACAAGATCATCTACAGGATCTGATGAAAGAATTCCTGTCGTTGGTGTTGATATGGAAGAGGCTGAAAGAATTGGTTTGATTAAGATTGATGCATTGGGACTTAAGACTTTATCTGTTCTTAAGAATACAATTGACATAATTAAAGAGCGAGATGGCAAAAAGATTGACCTTCTTAAAATCAAGATGGATGATGCAAATGTTTATCAGATGTTATCAGATGGATATACAAAGGGTGTATTCCAATGTGAAGCAGCACCATACACAAACCTTCTTGTTAAGATGGGCGTTAAAAACCTAAATGAACTTGCAGCATCTAATGCTCTTGTTCGTCCAGGTGCTATGAATACTATTGGAAAAGATTATGTTGATCGTAAACATGGTCGTCAAAATATTTCCTATACTCACCAAGTACTAAAACAATTTACGGAGGACACTTATGGCTGTATTCTTTACCAGGAACAAGTTATGCAAGCATGCGTACACCTTGGCGGTATGTCCATGTCGGAAGCAGATAAAGTTAGAAAGATCATTGGCAAGAAAAAAGATGCTAAAGAATTTGATCAGTTTAAAGAGAAATTCGTAGAGGGTGCCTCTAAGTTTGTTTCTCCAAACATTGCTCGTGATTTATGGCACGACTTTGAGGCTCACGCAGGTTACTCATTTAATAAGTCACACGCCGTAGCATACTCAACTCTGTCTTATTGGACAGCGTGGCTAAAGTATTATTACCCACTTGAGTTCATGTACTCAGTGCTAAAGAATGAAAAGGATAAAGATGCGAGAACTGAATATCTTATTGAAGCGAAAAGAATGGGCATTAGCGTTAAACTACCTCATATTAATGATTCGGATATTGATTTTAAAATTGAAGGTAAAGGTATTAGGTTCGGACTCACGGCAATCAAATATATCTCTGATAAGATTGCAGAACGATATATACAGGCACGACCTTTTAACTCTTATGCAGAACTTGAAGCGTTCACATTTACTAAGGGAAATGGTGTAAACAGTAGAGCACTACAGGCACTAAGAGTAATTGGTGCTGCAACATTTAACGATAATCCTAGAAATGATAAAGACATTAAAGAGAATTTATATGAGTACTTAAACCTTCCAGAGTTTAATATTACAATACCTTCTCATTACTATGCATTCATTCAGGACATTGTTGACTTTGAAGAAAAGGGATCATACATATTTATGGGTATGGTAAAATCAATTAAGCGAGGAACAGGATGGTCAAGAGTTGAAATTTTGGACAAAACTGGCAGTGTCGGTATATTTGATGATGAAAATACGACTATTGAGACTGGTCGTTCTTACTTGGTTCTTTGTAATGACAACAGGATTGTATCTTTCATACCTTCAGATGAGATAAAGGAATCATCACACGCTCTTGTAAAGTTTTTAAGTTATAAGCAGTTGCCATACAAGGATGATGAGATGTTTGTTGTTTCATTTAAACCAAGAATTACAAAGACGGGAAAGAAGATGGCATCTCTAACTCTTGCAGATACAAGTAGAGACTTGCACTCAATCACAGTATTTCCTACATCATTTGCAAAAGCATATATGAGTATTGAAGAAGGAAAATCTTATAAGTTTAGTTTTGGAAAGACAAAAGACGGAACAGTAACATTGGAGGATGTACATGTCAGTTAGTATAGAAGAAGCGTTAGCACAGTTAGACCCTAAGTTAAGAAAAAGATTAGGTAGTGGAGTAGGTGTCAACTATGAGTATCAACCTACTCCTAGTTTTGGTTTAAATCGTGCACTTGGAGGCGGTTTGCCTTATGGTAGACAGGTTCTTATCTGGGGATCAAAGTCTTCTGCAAAGTCTTCTATGTGCCTTCAGATGATTGCTCTTGCCCAAGCCGAAGGTAAACTGTGCGCTTGGATTGATTCAGAAATGTCATACTCAGAAGACTGGGCCAGAACTTTGGGAGTAGATCCAGAAAAACTAATCTACTCACAAGCAAGAACTATTAGTGATATGGTAGATGTGGGCGTTGGACTTATGAATGCTGGCGTAGACCTAATCGTGGTAGACTCTATTACATCAATGCTTCCTGCGATCTATTTTGAAAAAGATACAGATGAAATGAAAGCACTAGAAAATACAAAACAGATTGGAGCAGAATCCCGTGACTTTAGTAACGCATGGAAAATGCTTAACTATGCAAACAATAAAGTTAAGCCAACTTTGCTTGTTCTTATTTCTCAGTCTCGTAACAATATCAATGCTATGTATACTAGCCAGCAGCCTTCTGGTGGTCAGGCTACTAAGTTTTATTCCTCATGTATTATTAAACTCTTTTCTTCAGAGT